CTTCTCTGTTTGATTGAAAAATGCTATTCGAGGGCCACAAATACGGCCAATTAACTTATTGCCAAACAAGACTTCATCCTGTATTGGCTTAAATGGCAGTGCATGATGGCGCGTATCATGCATGGAGTCTAACCATTCGCGACTATTATAGCCGCTATTTTGTATTAAACTATATCTCGCCTCCACCGTGACCGGCGGGCGTCCACACACTTACAAGTGTGTGGGAATCTGCGGGAAAACCCGCAAGTCTATTTAAAAGGCCGACTTAAGCCTTCGGGCAATAGCCATAGCTCATCTCCAAGACCTCTTCATAAGTCTTGAAATAGAGCTCAGCCCCTGGGACCTTGGTAAGATGGTGCCCAATCCCAGGAAATTTGGAGGCCACGTCGGCCACGATCTTCTGGACCTCATCATAGTATTCCCTACCGTGCTGAACCGACTCCAAAATCCAAGATTCAAGGCTAGACGCCGTCAGTGCCTCCTGGGACTTCAGATTGTGCTTCCTGTTCCAACCAAGCATGTTGCTAAAACTGGCCTTCTCAAGAGGAGCCATGACCAGTCCTGTAACTGGATCCTTACGAAAGGAGCGCTTGAGGAAAGAAATCTCATCAATGTGCTTGTAGGGTACCCGAGAAAGCCTGGGGTCAGTTTTGTCCGCGTGAGTGTACTCAATCCTGTAAATACTAGCTGCGGCAGCAAAGGTAGTGTGATTAAACCAAGGAGTGTCCTCCGAAACATTGTACCCGTTGTCATCACCATAATTGATCTGATGGACATGGCTTCTGTAAGAGGACAAAGCATCAGTAAAACACTGAGGATCTTTGATGTAAACCTCCATTAAGATTTCACACTGGTAGCGAAAGCGCTTTTCATCGTCAGGCTCATCGTACATCACGGTAATGGCTTCGAGCAGGCCAACCGATGGGTGGAGCGTGGCCCACACCATCCTCGCCACAATAGAATTGGCAATACAGTTGATAATGACCGTGATGGGATTGCCGCTCGGGTTCATGTTGAAAGTCACCAAAGTTCCATGGAAATCGAAAAGGGGATCAGTCATCTCAGAAAGGATGCCGGAGAGTATAACCCTGTCATCGTCGGTTGGCAATCGAGGTGCGACCAACCTGTAAATGATTGCCAGGACTTCGCTAAGAATCCTACCGGCAACCACACTCTTATCAAATCCCTTAAAGTCTCCGTCAAAACAAGTGTTCTCGCCAAAAGTAGTGAGGTATTCTCGTAAGGCTCCCCACTGAGGGCCCATGGCATTGAGGCCAACTGCCACCTCCGTCTGCTCCCTATGAGTTTGCATGAAGGCTATAAAAGTCATCAAGTATTTCCGAACCAAGATGGTATAGGGAAGCGGGCTGGTGAAAATTTGGCGAATCTTACCCTCCTGGGCTTTCTTAGCGCTGAGAAGTTCATCCTTATCTACCGCGACGAAGATGGCCGGACGGCGATGGCCCATGCGATAGGCACTAGTGTACTCTTCGACTTCATCATAGATCTCCTGGACAAATTTGACTTTCACCTGAGCTTGGCCATTTTCCTGGATCTCAATTCGTTCGGCGTCAGGGTCGTAATAGTTACGCTTAGGGCCCTCCAAGCCAATACCGCCACTGCTTGATCCATTCACGGCATCAACGTAGGGAGTCCCCGGTATTCCATTCACTGCCTGCTCATTGGTAAGAACCTCAAGCGAATCGGGAAGAATCTTAGAAATCTGGTTAGCGTAAGCACCGCCAGCGGCGGACACCAAATGGGCGGGTTGGTAAGCCTTATTCTCAGTACTGACTCCCTGGATGTGAAGGCGCTGGGCTATCCACTCGGGCTTCTTTGGAGGAGGAACTTTCTCCGACTTGATACCATGCTCCTGCGCCAAGTAATCGCTTATTGGACTGGCTATGATACTAGTCTTAGCCTTCCTCCGGTGATGGTTCAAGGTCCCGGCAATTTCACAGCAGGGCCTGTCTTCGGTGGGTGCGTCCTTAAGCTCACCGAAATACCCGAGGGCACATTTAGGGTGAACTTTGTCGGTATACTCGAGCGGAGTCTTCTTCACGCAGCTGTGAAGGTCAGGGAGAAAATCCAGCGGAAGAACCCGAAAATCGCCTTGAAAGGTCGGGCGACTGGAATGCATAGTGTGGAGCTTCTGCAAGTCCTCAGCCAAAATCACTGCGCTGTAAGAGTCGTTAGGCCGATCACTTGCGGGTTTAAAGCCGAAGAGGGAGACTTTTTCCACCTGCAGGGCGTGAAGCCCGAAAATCACGGGAGCCTCATTGTGGCCCAAAAACCCGACAGTGACACCACCACAATCCCCATCGATAGTGGGGATGGACGGAACGCCTCCAAAGTAGTGGCATGGTTGGTTCGGAGCTGGATAACCCTCAGCTATCTGTTTCATGGCAAACCTGCGCTCAATAGCTTCGGCGAGAGGGTGATACTCAATCTCCACCAGCTTGTAAGAATCGCCTTCCTCGGATGGTTGGTAACGCCTGACATAGGTCACTGCTTTGGCCTTACCCTTGAAAGGAGCGCCAGTCAGGAAAAACTGGTCCAAGTCTGAAGAACCATTGTTCACCCTGATGTTGCAGTCGAACATCGCCAAATCCTTCTCCGGCATCCGGGTGATCTGAGACTGTTGATACTCAAAGGATCTCGAACCGTCAGCCAACTTACCAGTAGAACGAAGTGTAACCAAGATCGGCCCTTTCTCAGGGATTGCGTGGTTGGGGACTAGCATCCGTCCATACTTGATCTTCACGGCATTGCAGTTAACAACCTTAGGATTGGTTGCAGTAGGGTCCAAAGCACGAATCGAGCAGAAAAAAATGTTTCGCTCGACAATCCGCTTCAACTTAGGATCCTGACTGTTGCTCATGGCTCGGGAACTCTGGGTGGGCATTGGGACCACCTCAGGCGGTCTATAATAAGGGTTCCTCCCCAAGGGGTCTGGCCCGTTAATAGTGACCTTCTCTTGCTCGTCCTCAGAACTTGATCCCGACTGGAAAATGCCCTGGATGGAACCAACCCGCTTAATGCAAGCATACATTCCAGTGGCAATGGCCAGCAGAGCCATGGTACGTGTGGCCCTCTCGGTGGTAAACCACGAAAAGAGGGAATCGGTGGTTGTGCCTGCTATGGCCATCTGCATTCGCTGCTCAGCTGCGGGATTGAGAAAATATCCAGCAAAGCGAAGAAGCAATTGCCTGACAACTCCCATCCACCACTCAGTGAAAGCAAGCAACAAACGAGTGGCCACATAATTGCTGGGTCCATAAGAGCTGCAAAATTCCCTGAACCCATTTGAAGCCTGGGTGCCCCTCTGCCTCATCTTGACAATCAAGTACACAGGGAAATAAAGAGCAAGATCAAGGCAATTGGCAACCCAAAGGATGGCCCAGTTCAGCCAATGAACGGCCATGCTGTGGCACTCCTGCAGTCCATGGAAAAAACAGCCAATGAACACACGCTGAAGGTAAACCTTTCGAAATTCGGCACTGGTAACCAAGCGGTAAAGCTCCAAAGAGCCCACCCGAGGAAGAAATTCCGTCATGGCTTGAGCTGTCGTGACTTCCCTAGCCGATTCGCCTACAGGAACCCCGTCGGGGATGTCGTCAGAAGGCACTGCCCCAGCCAGCTCACTACACAGGCAAGAAGTCTGAGGAACGAGCAGGCCATTGGCTTTGCAAGTGGGACAGAATGTAATATTGCTGATGGTGGAAACACCTGCAAGCAAATCATTCTGGTTCTTGTCATGCTCAGCGATGTCGTGGGCGAGAAAATTGAGAAAATCCTTGGTCTGAGTGAAAATCTTAACGGTCTTGAAGTCCGGCATGCGATCACCCTTGTCAGACTCAACTGGGGCAAGCAAAGTGAACTTCCACATGTCGACGACATCACCCTCCTTATTAAGGGCCTTTGCGGGGTTAAGTGTTCCATCCGCCTTAGTAAATTCCGGCTTGAGTTCCACAACCACATTTGCCTTCATTCGGCGGAAAACCGCCATTGGACAATGTGCCGTCTCCCTCAAGTTCAGCTCGGGATTGTTAGTAGTGACAATGAGAAGCTGAGAGGTGTAAGCCACTTTGCCCTTGTCACCAAAAGCTTTCGGAACCAAATGGGTAGCGTTGTTCACTCTCCTAATAATGGCATCAACCACAGGATCAAGTTCCCCCGGCTTTCCCGTCTGGATAGCAGCGTCGTCATGAATGTCAACCCACTGGTTATAGTAGGTCTCATCGAATTTGTCACTCAAATTGGCCCAATTGACAGCCTCATAATCATCCTTGGAAATCTTGAGCACGTCTGAAGCCCACTTCATGATATAACCCAAAATGACGGACTTAGCCTGGCCGGACTTGCCCTGTAGCATAATGGCATACGGGGCATATTTCATGCCACCAGACTTCATCCGAACATCATGGGTCGTCAGCATCTCCGCAATGCGGTTGTTGGCCTGGACAACGTCCTTAACTTGTTCTTTTGGTACCATGTGGATGAGACTCTTACCCTCATCCCTCAACTTCCTAATGGCGGACAAATGTGCCCTCTTCTTAGTCCAACTCCTCTCCATAATCATGTAACCATCATCACATGCCAAGCCGGCGTACTTGGTCATAAATTGAGTGTAAGGAGTGGCAAGCGAGAAAGCTCCGGTAAGATCGCCATTGTACCACATACGACCACGAGTAAGGAAAAAATCAATGGTCTGGGTGGCACTAGCAAAGAAATCGTTTGTCTCCGAAAAATACTTCTTCCTGTACTCGCGCTCAATCTCAATAAACTTAGTAACGCTGAAACCCTTCCCCGCATCAAAGTAAAACATTATGGCAGTGAGGAGGGACAGCAGGCCCACAAAGCGGTGAGAGATGTCAGATTTAAAAACTGAGCTAAGAGTCTTGAAAATGTTAGCCGGATCCGGAAATCCTGCTTGGGCAATGGCAACTTCCTCATCATGAGACACTGAAGCCCTACTGAGGAGGAGAGAAATCAAATCAGGTTTGAAATCGGAAAAGTTAGGCATCCTGATTCCCCGAGTGGAAAAGACATTGGCAAATGACATCCAATGGGATGCTATCTGAAGCCTACTTCCATTTGAAGAGAGAAGTCCCAACAAGAGGAGCCCGATATCATTGGCAATTGCCGCCGTTTGAGAGCACTCAATACCCATCACTGAGTAAAGCCCTTCATGGGATACTCCCGCCCTAACGGCGGTTTGGCTGCCAGCTTGAAAAGTGGCTATTTCGGTGGGCGCCTCCGAAGCGGTGTCTGAATCTTGTTCGTCGGTGTTGTGTTGCGCATTGACGGCAAAATTTACCATCACGTTGTTGATCACATTATGGTCCATGTGAAAAGGACGAGTGGCTCGAGTGCGAAAAATCCACACCCTCTCCAGAAGGAAAAAGGCCAACGAAAGAATGTAAGCCGAAATGGCAAACTGCATGATGAAGCAAAAACGAGCCCACGCTGCCTGCATTTCCAGAGTTGCCTCCGGAGTGTTGACAATGGGGAACCCATAAGGACAAGTCCCGTCAGTGAAATTCATTGGCTGAAGCTCAGTGAACTCACCCGTGTTGACAGCACAAAAAACATTCTTAGTGCCAGCTACCTTTACTGCAAAAAGCAGAATTATGTAGAGTGAAGAAAGAATGTGCGTGACAATCACAAAAGTCATGATAAAAGAAAAAGTTTAAAGAAACTGGTTTCTAAAGCTCCACCAAGGCTACTACACGTCTACGCAAGTTAGCGTTTGTTCACCCTAGAGCGTGCAAGATCTAGGGAAAACCAGAGTCCATTCGATGTGTGTTAATAACACCGAATAGGGTCGAATACGACCATTAAGATGGGCGGTGAACCTCAACTTGTGAGCCAACACAAGCGAGGGGCTCAAGGAAAGAGCCATCAATAAACTCCGTAATCGGCAGCTTTCTGGTAACCAGGACCTGCCGGGCTGCCCGGTTTGGACCCAACATAAAAAGTCGGGGCGTTCAAATACATGAAAGGTGTGAAATCATCACCACCCGCCACATAGAGAGCAAAAGGGTTGACAAAATGGGAGCCACCGTGAAGAAAATTATATCCCCAAGCGGTGAAGCGAACATTGTCACTACCATAATCTGTGTCGTAGGAAACAGGACGGCTCAAGCCATCACCAATCTCAGTACTAGGAACAGAAAGCAGTTTGGGGTTGGCTGGATGCATCCTGAAAGCGGAATACATCGGGACGGCCGCGACATTGACAGGCTCCATAGAAGGGGCAGCAGCTGAGGCGCCATTCATAAAGCTGAATTTCTGAGAAAAGAAATAAGCCAGCTCACCGGCACTATCAGGCTGAGCCATCTGTTGGACTTCGGCTGTAATCCCATTAAGGTTCTCGTTACCACTTACTGTGTTTCGCCTATAAAAAGTCTGGACCGGAAACCGTTCAACATTGCAGCCAGCACTAATTTGTGACGTATCCTGAATAGCTCTACCAAAATAATTGGCTGCACTGATAAAAGGTTGGATCCTCCAAACCACTGATCCTCGCCAGCCAATAAAAGCTGGGACGAACCAACTGAGAAATGAATGGCCAACGAAATTGTAACCATAATTGTTCTCAGGTCCTGGTAAACTATGGTTGTTCAAACCAGCTGAATCAGGGCCATACTGCCTAGGAAAGCGAGGCTGGGTCAACGTGGCGCAAGCCTGGCCGTAGCTAAATTCCTTAGCATCTTCAGCAGCTACGTGTGTGTAATAACACACCCTAGCAAAAAGTTGCTTAAGAGAAGTGATTTTCTCACCCATGAACACGTAAGGATCCATAGTCGGAACCGGAGCTGGTATCGAAATCGCCATCTCATGGTTTTGCTCAGGCTCGTCCTGGTGACCAGATTGAAAACTAGCAATGTCCCCATAAGAAACTGGCCCAGCATAATCTCCACTACCGGCAAAAACGGTGGCCATCTCGGCCTCATTAAGAGGAGTGACAGTCTTGGGCTGAGCAAAGGAAAAATTGTCCGCTGCCCGAGCACTAACCAAAACTGAAATGTCAGCACTGGTGCTGGGAGCACTGAGGTCGTTAAGGACTGTCATGGTTATCAAACCATTCATGGTTTCACGGTCATAAGCTATGGCAGTGCCGGAAGACCTGACTCGATAATTGATGTTAATGCCGGGCCTGGTTGCCAAGTGCGCAACCTTAGCCCATGGCGTCGGCCTCATGTATGGGACTCTCATCTCAAAGGTAGTAGTACTCCCGAGATCTACCACGTGGTTAATGTTGTAACCAGAATCCAAAAGTGGATCACCCAATTGCTCAGGCTCATAAAAGATCCGAACCCTGCCGCGGTGAAACTTGCTAGAAATGAAACGGAAAGTGTAAACAATGTCACCTTGCCAGTAGCCGAAGCACTGGGCAACATGACACATAGGAGAACACTGGCGAACCCAATAAGCACCACCACTGCCCGTTCCAGTTCGGGTTTCATTTCTAAAAACCTCAGGAGTCACAGCAAATCTACAAATCTCTGTGTTAGTTGGGTCAGCCACTTGCCAAGAAGCTGTGAACCAATAAGAATCCTTCTGAATTATGTCTGAAATAAGGTTGGGATCCGAATCCCCAGCACAAACAGTGCGTGGATCTATCGTAAGCTCAGCCTTAGGATCAATTGCCAAGACATCAGATGGAACTGGGACGCTAGAGTTAGCCACAGAGGGGTTGGTGAGATAACGATATGGAGCGATTGGGGCTATGTTAATGGGTTTGGAATACCCCAAAGCCTTGGCAACGGCTGACACTCCAGACATGACCATGCTTGTGGCCTTGGCATATGGAGCTACAGCCGGAACATTTTCCAAATCACCAGCAGCTGCGGCAGCACCAGTAGCAATATCAGAAATAGGCGTAGTGCCAACCTCATCTGCCACTCCAGACTGAAAAGCTGCGCTGGGCCCCATGAGCTCAACATCCGTGGCCCAAGCAAAAATGGTTATTTCAACTGCCTGGCCCGTGGAATCATTGCTCATCAAGAGTGGGGTAAACGAATTAAAATTCAAAGTACCCATATTCCGAAGCTGAGGCTCGGTCTGAAGCGAGGGCGGACAAAAAGGACTCTCAGAAAGTGTAATCCAATTATCCTGTTTTATAAATGGAAGCTGCATGGTGCAGCCTCGCTGATCTTGTGGGTTGAAATAGCAAGAAGGCCGCTGAGTGCGAGCCATCAAAACAGAATCTCCGCCACTAGTATCAATATTGCCCCCAGAAAAACTGGTGCCAGGCTTCAAATCATCGCCAAGTGGTCTGTAACTCATCAAACCCATCGAATAGGCAAAAGGAGTACTATTTATGACAAGCTTAACGTGCAAATTACACCTGAGTCGTGAATAACCAAGCAGCTTGTTCTTAACCGTGGTAGTTCCAAAATAATCCCACCAAGGATTCATGGAAAAATCCAAAGTAAAACCCTGGTTCCAATTGAATGACTTAATAGGTATGGGTCGAGAAAACCAATCCTTTAAATCGTAAATGCCAGACAAAGAACCATAATCAAAAGTCGGATCAGGCTTGGAGCCAAAAACGACAGATTGCTCTTCGGTGTTGTCTTCAAAATCCACAATTTGGATTTGCTTTGTGTTGTTGTTGAATTGCGCGAGTTAATCGTAACCACAATGCCACCTCAAACTCATTGGTGGCTAGGTCTTAGGCGAATGGTAAAAACCATTTTAAAAACCAAATGGGATACTTTTCTAGATAGAAGGCCCGTGACTTCATGTTTCAAGAATATTACCCAATTGACACGGTTTTGGTTCTAGACATACCGTGAAAGCCTGTTGGCACAAACCAACTCACTTAATTGATCACTTGGATCACCAATTCCTGGGGCAGCGGACCCCAGGCAGGCACAGAACATACTGTGATTGTCGGCTTCGTTTCGCTGCAAAGATCACCGAGGGAAAACTACAGCAGCTAGATTCATAACGTTGAATCGGAAAAATACACGTCTGGAAAAGAAATAATTCGCCAGGAAACCAGAAAGTCCTAGCAAATGCCCATAAGGGCAAGTGGAGTGAAAATAGCCCAATAAGTCAAATCCACAAATTGAATTAAAAGGCTACGGGTGTTACCGCAATTACTCCCAAAATGGACCTAAATAAGCTAATCTAGGAAAAGCGAAAAGCTATTCAAAGAAAAGCAAAGCAAAGTAAAACGGCCTGGAATAGCCGTTAAACTAAACTAAAGGTCAAATTTCGTCAGCGCACGAACGCGCATCTCGAACATAAATCCGGGGGGGAGACCCCCG